TTTCAATACATGCCTGACCTGAAGAACTTTCATGAGTTTCGGGAACCTTTTATTGGTGGTGGATCTGTAGCACTTGAAGTTACCAAACGTTATCCTGGAATTCAAATCTGGGTGAATGATCTTTATAATCCCCTATACACTTTCTGGTCTATCCTTCGTGATGAACCACAGGAACTTTATGATATTCTGAAACGATACAAGGAAGAACATGATACTCCTGATCTTGCTAGAAATTTATTCAATCAGATGAAGCACGAACTTAATCATGAGAATACATGGGATATCTATCGTGCTGCTGCCTTTTATGTAATTAATAAGTGCAGTTTCTCTGGTTTGACTGAGAGCTCTTCTTTCTCAGCACAAGCAAGTGTTAGTAACTTTTCTATGAATGGTATTGAGAAGATCCCTGAGTATGGTAAGTTAATTAAAGACTGGTACATCACTAACTGGTCATATGAAGACATGCTGACCGATCAGAAAAATGTATTTGTTTATCTTGATCCTCCTTATGACATTAAGGATAATCTCTATGGCAGAAAGGGATCAATGCACAAAGGATTTGATCACGATAAGTTTGCTGCTGATTGTGATCGCCATGTTTGCCCTCAACTGGTTTCGTACAACAATTCCAACCTAGTCAAGGAGCGATTCCAGGGGTGGACAGTTGGGGAATTTGCACATACCTACACCATGCGGTCGGTCGGGTCGTATACAATAGATCAAGCAGAACGCAAGGAACTCGTCCTTTACAACTATGAAAATTAAAGTTCAACTCTACGTCAATGGTCGTGTCTTTGATGAGGTCGTTGAAGCAGCAAACTATCAGGATGCCAGGGTCACTGCCCTTGCTCGTAATCCTACTGCCAAAGTTGTAAATGTTACTGCCGTATTCAAATGATGTGGCGACTGTGGTGTAAAGCACTTGGGGAGAAAGCTACTGGGTGTGATAAAGAATCTGATAGGGTTGCAGTTATTCGCACCCTTATTTTTATCTCTTATTTTGTGACTAACCTTTTTATTATTGCTGGAGTTGTGAGGCACTGGAATGACATACCAACTGAAAGATTACCTATACAGCATCAACCAATCCAAGAAAAATATTCTTGAAGACGATATTGATGCAGAGAAAGCATATGCACCTTATATTATCAATCGCTGCCTAAGTTCTTTTACTGATACAATCTTGTTTGTGAATGAGATGAACAAGAATTGTCATCTTCCAAAAAAGCTTCAATATGATTTTCTTCTAAATAGTATCAAACCGAGGAAAAGATTTTCTCCTTGGGCGAAAAAAGATTCTATTGATTATCTTGATGTAGTCAAGGAGTATTATGGTTATAATGACGATAAAGCACTCCAAGCACTCAGGATTCTCACCAAGGATCAGCTAGATCATATCACAAAGGTACTGAATAAAGGTGGAAGAAAATGAGTGGCGAAATTGAAATCCAATGGAAACAATCTGATATGGTGGAAATCATCTTGAATGAACCAGATGATTTTCTGAAAGTGAGGGAAACCCTGACACGAATTGGTGTAGCTTCTCGTAAAGAAAAGAAGATCTACCAGTCTTGCCACATTCTGCATAAGCAAGGTAAGTATTATATTGTCCACTTCAAAGAGTTGTTTGCTCTTGATGGAAAGAATACTAATCTTTCTTTGAATGATGTTCAGCGTCGTAATCGTATCATTCAACTTCTGAGTGATTGGGGATTGATTACAATTGTATCTCCAGATAAGATTGCTGATCTAGCACCACTCAATCAAATTAAAGTGCTTGCTTTCAAAGAAAAGGATGAATGGACTTTGGAAAGCAAATATAATATTGGTCGTAAAAAGGTAAGTGAATAATATACTTGATAGCGCACATTGTAAAGTATCTAATACTCACTTAAATTTACATCGTTGGAGAAGTTGGGAACCGAATACGCCATTTGCTCCTGTGTTTGATTGTCCTATATGGGTAGAAGATCTCAATAATTTTTTCGTTAAAAAAATTATTCAAGAAATTGAGATTAGGAATATAGGAGACTATAAAGATACTTGGAGAACTTACAATATTTTTACATGGGATAACCCAGCTGTAAAATTTTTACAGTCATCTATCACTAGAGTCTACAGTGATTTTCTGGATAACTTGGATGTTCATAAAGAAAGAATGGATGACATCTGGATTCGTGGCTGGGCGGTAGTCTTACAACCAGGACAATCAGTCCCAAAACATTGTCATTCATATCACGAGAATACTTTTTTGAGTGGTAATGTGATGCTGACCGATAATCAAACCACAACTGATTATTTTATACCACATCTTAGTGATTATTATGGTCCATGGAGATGTGAAAATAAACCAGCAAGAATGACAATGTTTCCTTCGTGGGTATTGCATGAAGTACAACCAACAGACCACTACAGAATATCTGTTGGGTTTGATTTGTTTTCGTATCACACAATTGAATACATTTCCAAAAATAGAATTAAAGGAAATGAATTGCAAGAATGCATTTTACAATCAATCAAATTAGTATAAACCGTAGTATTCATGGGGGTTTTCACAACCCTCATTTTTTATGTTGGGTGTATAATTATTAGTGTGATGCCTAACGGGTCACAAGTAAACGTCGCTTTTTAGGACAATGGTAACATTTAACTGGGAAACATACACACCACATTCAATTGGGTTCGATGAAACATTCAGAAGATTGGAAGCTCTTGCAGGAGCTGGATCAAGTTATCCTCCGTACAATGTGGTTAACGGAGATGATGGCAGAACCATACTTGAAGTCGCTCTGGCTGGATTTACAAGTGAAGATATTGAAGTCACAACTGAACGACATCTTTTGACCGTAACCGCAAACAAATCAAAGGAAGATAAAGAACGTAAGTATCAGCACAAGGGAATTTCTCAAAGATCATTTACTCGCAACTGGGAGATGTCAGAAGACGTTGAGGTGGAGAGTGTCGAATTCAAAGATGGTCTATTGAGTGTTGTGTTGAGGAAAGAACTTCCAGAGAAACAGAAAAGAAAAAAGTGGTTCTAAATATCCGAGGGCAGCTTGACGCTGCCCTTTTTTAGTGGTAAACTAATAACACACCTATAATAAACTATGGCGATATCAGTTATTACATTGAAGACTGGTGATAGAATTATCACAGATCTAAAAGAAGCCTTTGATGGCGAAGGTGAGGACAAGAGAGGAATTTGTTTGATCATGGAAGAACCATATATTCTTGCATTGGATAGCAAAACACCTCAATATTTGATGGAACAAATTGGAGCAGAATATCAAGTAAGGTTCAGTAAATGGAACCCATACTCCCCTGATACGATGTTTAAGATCCCATATGATTGTGTCATGACAATCAGTAGTCCAGAACCTGGATTGCAAAAAGCTTACGAACAAAAAATCGAACAAAAAAAGGAGATAGAATCTGATGACTGAATTGAAACAAAATCATTTTGTTAGAATTGTAAAATTAATCACTGGCGATAATGTGCTTTGCCTGTTTGGTGATGTTAAAGATGACAATGAAGAAGTGGTTGGTTATCGTTTGATTTATCCATATGTTTTGACACTTGGAGAAGCGAATGAGAAAGGTGATATCGCTATTAACTACACTAGGTTCTGTCCTTATAGTCCAGTAGAAGAACATAGGATTAGTGGAACACACATCATTAGTGTTGTGTTTCCAGATAATGGGGTCTTGGAAAATTATACAAATCGTTTGATTGAATTGGGCGTAGATAAAAATATTATTTTCTTTGAGGAGGAGACCGATGGAGATAACAGCGAACCTACTGAAGCTGGCGAATGAGTGGATCATCGCTCAGGTGGAGGAAGTTGATGGGGACACTTCTCTAGGTGACCCTGACTGCCTCCTACGTGATCCGTATGTGGTAGAATGTGATGGGGAGATCAGTCCATGGCCCCCTCAATCCAATGACCGTGAAGTGGTTGTCAGATCAACTGATATCACAACACTTGTCAATCCAAGCACAAAACTACTTGCTGCTTATCTCTGTAAGATCGAACCGCCAAAGTCTGAATGAAGTTTTACACAAACGTTGAACAAGCTGGCAATCGTTTGCTGGTCCGTGGTTATGAAAATGGCAATCGCTACAGCGTGAAGGTTCCTTTCAACCCCACGCTGTACTTGCCTACAAAGAACTATTCTGAATGGCGCACCCTTGAGGGTGACTGTGTGGAACCACATAAGTTTGGTTCTATT